TTCTAAGCCAGAAAATAAAGAACCAATATACATTACAATCAAACGTGGCGATCCACTTTTTTATATTCGTTTCCACCCCAAAGATGGAAGTGTTGTAAAGTTGGAACAAGAGTTTGACTTTGAGAAGATAGAGAAGTATACTAAGCTGGGATGGGTAACTACTTCTATCAAGAAGACTAACCCTCACACAAAGTTGTCTGAGTTGTATAAGATGTTCTCGCCTTTTAGGAAGAACGTTAAAGTGGGTAAATGTCCATTTAACTTTAGGAAATAATTATGGATGATATGAAAGAGTATGATGCATTTGCCAAGCGCATGGAGGAAGAATATCCTGCTATGTTCGTTGGTGCTTACGGTGGGTTTGCTGTAGGCAAAGGTTGGTGGCCAATCATTGAACGACTATGTAGAAATATTCAATCACATATTGACTGGGCTAACCGAAATGATCAAGTCGTGCCTCAGGTAGTTGTGGCTCAGATTAAAGAGAAATTCGGTGGTCTTCGTTTCTACTATGACGGTGGAGATGAATATGTTCGTGGATTGGTTCAGATGGCTGAAGAATGGGCTAGCCGTTCGTGTGAAACCTGCGGTGAGCGTGGTGTGCAACGTGGTGGTGGTTGGATTCGTACTCTGTGTGATAAACACGAAGCAGAATATCAAGCAAGAAAGAATAGCGATGACTGATCGATTTGTTTTAGAGCAACAGCTTCTTGATGCATGGAAAGTTACTGATGACATCCAGCTAGCATATGAATTGTCCATGGAAGGTAATGATCCAGATCAACTGGCTAATCTGTTGCTCGGTTTGAAGACTTTGTATGATATCAAGTTTAATAAATTGTGGGATACATTTGAGAGTTGCGTTAGCAACCGAGAGGTTTAATTATGTTTATGTTCGACGTTGAAACACTTGGTGTTGAGTCCAATGCTGTAGTTTTATCTGCAGCATTAGTGTATTTCGACCCAGAAAAGAAACCATCCTATCAGCAGATGTTGGATGATGCATGCTTTGTTAAATTCAAAGCTAAAGAACAGGCGAAGATCGGGCGCACTGTAACTCTTTCCACCCTTGAATGGTGGCAGAATCAACACGAGTATGTTCGTCGTGTTTCCCTTGATCCATCTAGTGAAGACGTTTCAGCCGAAGATGGTATGACGATTCTTCATAACTATATGAACAAGTACCCAGACTCACGTAAACAAACTATGTGGGCACGTGGTTCCCTTGACCAGTTAGCCATCGACTCATTGGCTACAAAATTAGGCATGGAGCCGTTGACAGGATACGCACAGTGGCGTGATGTGCGCACTGCAGTAGATATCTTGTACGGCACAACAAATGGTTACTGTGGTGTTGAACATCCAGACTTCGAGCGAGCACAAGTTATCAAACACCATCCAGTTCATGATTGCGTCTATGATGCAATGATGTTAATGTACGGAAAGAACTAATGGAATTTTATACATCAGCCCACGCAATGGGGGACAAGATCCTCGTGCGTGGTTACGAGAATGGTCGCCCTTACAAACGTAAGATCGACTTCTCCCCAACTCTCTATGTCCCAGCAAAGAAACCCTCCAAGTGGCAAACACTGGAGGGTACTTACGTTGATGAAGTCCAGCCTGGATCCATTCGAGAGACTCGTGACTTCATCAAACGCTACGAAGGTATCGAAGGTTTCCCAGTCTACGGTCAGACCAACTACGCATATCAATATCTCAGCGACACTTACGATACCGTTGTTAACTGGGATATGGATCTATTCAAGATCTTCACCATCGACATTGAGACAAAGACTGAGTCTGGATTCCCAGATATCAAAACTGCCAATGAAGAAGTGACATTGATTACGATTAAAGATCTATTCACAAAACGTATCATCACATTTGGTGTTGGTGCTTTTGTTCACAATCGTGACGATTTGGTTTACATCAACTGTTCCAATGAGCAGCAACTCCTTAAAGAGTTTATGATTTTCTGGCAGGGTAACTATCCAGATGCAATCACTGGTTGGAACACTGACTTCTTCGACATGCCATATTTGGTTCGTCGCATCACACGTGAACTTGGTGATTCTTTTGCTAATAAGATTAGCCCATGGGGTTATGTCAATGAACGCAAGACTTTCATCAAAGGTAACGAAGAGATCCACTACGACATTATCGGTATTGCTCAGCTGGACTACCTCGAACTCTACAAGAAGTACACTTACCAAAAGCAAGAGTCTTATCGTCTTGACTATATTGCCGAACAAGAACTTGGAGATCGCAAGAAAGAAAATCCAGGTGAGTCGTTCAAAGACTTCTACACAAATCACTGGCAACAATTCGTTGAGTATAACATCCACGACGTAGAGTTGGTTGACCGAATGGACGACAAGATGCGTCTGCTTGAATTGCATCTCACTATGGCTTACCAAGCCAAGATCAATATGGAAGATGTTTACTCACAGGTTCGTATGTGGGACTCGATCATCTATAACCATCTGCGTGCTAAGGGTATCGTGATTCCAGCGAAGTCATTCTCTGGTAAAGATGCTCAGTTCGAAGGCGCATTCGTTAAAGATCCATTGATCGGTCTTCACAAGTGGGTTGCCTCGTTCGACTTGAACTCATTGTACCCTCACTTGATTATGCAATACAACATCTCACCAGAGACTCTGACTTCAGAGAAACTCCCAGTGACTGTTGACAAGTTGCTTGCACAAGAAGTTGATACTAGCTATGCACACAAGCGTGACTTAACTCTGACTGCAAATGGTTGGTGCTATCGTAAAGACATCAAAGGGTTCATGCCAGAATTGATGGAGAAGATGTACAAGGATCGTTCCAAGTTCAAGAAGCAGATGCTTGGTGTCGAACAAGAGTATCAGAACGATAAGTCCAAGGTTCATCTCCTGAAAGAGATTAGCCGACTGAACAACCTGCAGATGGCGATGAAGATCGCTTTGAACTCTGCTTACGGTGCGATGGGTAATCAGTATTTCCGATACTTCGATATCCGTATGGCTGAAGGTATTACCACATCTGGTCAGTTGTCCATTCGTTGGATGGCTAACAAGATCAATGCGTATATGAACAAGGTGATGAAGACCGAAGGTAAAGATTACATTATTGCCATTGACACCGACTCGATCTACCTGACTCTTGAGACTTTGGTTGAACATACCTGCGAAGGTAAGACAACCGAACAGAAGATCAAGTATATGGACAAAATTTGCGAAGAGATCTTCCAGCCATTCATTGATACTGGTTATCAAGAGTTGGCTCAATATATGAATGCTTATTCTCAGAAGATGGTTATGAAGCGAGAAGTTCTTGCCGACAAAGCCATCTGGACTGCGAAGAAGCGATACATTATGAACGTCCATAACTCTGAAGGCGTGCAGTTTGCTAAGCCGAAGGTTAAGGTTATGGGTCTTGAGATGGTTAAGTCTTCGACTCCAGCTGTCATTCGTGACCAGTTGAAAGATTCCATCAGTGTGATTCTGGAAGGCGACGAAAAGAAACTACATAAGTATGTCACAGACTTCAAGAAGGTATTCAACGAAATGCCTCTGGCTGATGTAGCATTCCCTCGTGGTGTGAATGGTCTGAAGCAGTATGCTGGTTCTCCAATCTATTCAAAGGGTACTCCAATCCACGTTCGTGGTGCGTTGCTTTACAATCACTACATCAAGAAGCATGGTATCGATAAGAAGTATGCTGCGATCCGAGACGGTGATAAGATTAAGTTTGTGTATGTTCGCACACCGAATCCTTTACAGGAAGATGTGATTGCGTTCAGCCAAGAGTTGCCGAAGGAGTTTGGATTGGAAGCATACATAGATTATGACAAACAATTCGAAAAGGTATTTCTTGATGCGCTTCAGATTGTCATTGAGCCACTAGGCTGGAAGACTCAAGAGGAAAGTTCTTTGGAGGATTTCTTTGGTTAATCATAGATACTATCCGCTATACAAAGAGCAGGAATATAAACCAGCCATGTGTGTTGAATATTTCTTCTCTAAAGAAGAGATTGATTCTATGTTACGTCAATTATCTAATGTGACAACTACAACAGCAAAGATCGGTAATTCTTTATCC